CGTCGTTTGCGATTGGGTGATCGTCTTGGGTGATCGTACGGCGTCCAGCGTTTAGCGGATTTATTTTGCATTGATTGATAACTATCGCTGGCTTTTATAGTCCAGGGCTATATACTAAGAACATACAAGGAAGAAACAAAATGAACACCGCGAACAAAATTAGCATCTCAGGCGAGACATACACCATTGTCCGGGACGGCGGATTGATTCGGGACGGCGGCGGCTTTTCGCTCTACGCGTCCAGCATCAATGATGGCCTTTTCACCGACAACGCGGAGATCCGGCCTCTGTGCGGTCGCTACTTCTTCAAGACCAAAAAGCAAGCCATCAAGATGGCCGAGCAAGTGGCAGAACGTCGCCAACAAATCAAGTCAGCACAGCGACAGGCAGAACTCCAGGAAGAACTCGACGCCATCACCGCGCGGTATAGCTACTAAAACCCCCTCTCTAACTCAGGACGACAAAATGACTTCTCTCGACAACATGACACCTTGCGCCCGCAAGATTAGCGCCGACTTTAAAGATGCCGAGACTGCGCAATTGATTGCTTCAGCAAAGAGAGCGTAACTATGACCAACTTTGAAATTACACAAGACGAACACCTTCAATTTGAAATCGTGATCAAAGCAACGGCCCAGTTTGAAGAAGATCCAAAAGTTCCAGGGCATGCAGCGTGCGAGGCGCGCGGGATCGTCGCTAACTTGCTTAACGATGCAATCAAGAAGCTCGCCGAACAGGGCGTCGACGTTGAGATCATTAGGCACAACGGATCAAACGTGAACACGTTGGATAGCCTTGGATTTCGCGGGTACCATTTTAAGACAGACAAGGATCTGCCGGAGAGCCGACCGCCATCATGGAACAGGCGACCAGGAAAAAACTAAAGAAAGTAAAATTGCTAAAGAAACTAAACTACGCTAACCTCGGAACGTGGCGAAGACTGAATTGGCAATTCGTGACGGCTGGTTCCCGCGTATATTGCGGGCGCTCCGCCTTGTGGAAGTAAAGCCCGATGGCAGTACAACGCACATAGCCGGCTCTGACTTCATCGGTGACGACCCCGGATCGCGTACCTATTCGGCGCTGAACTCCATGGCCGCCATGGCTCGATTCCCATGGGTACGGGCTTGTGTGGAGGCCGTCAGCAGCGACACCACGAAAGTACCCCACCGCATCATAAAGGGCCGGGGCAAGGACGCGGAGACTATCGAGGACCACCCGTTTCTCGACTTGCTCGAACGGCCAAACAGCCGGACACCTGGAATTCTGTTCGCTCGTCAGTTGGTGGTAGATATGCTGCTGACCGGTGACGGCTTCGCGCTGGTTGCTGGAGAGGGTGAGCCGCGCGCGCTTATTCGTCTGCACCCCGAGCGGGTCAAGATCGTCCCTAACGATGATGGCCAAATCAAAGAATACGAGTACACCGGCGGATCGTCTGCTGTGCGGTACGGCTTCGAGCAGGTGCTGCACTTCCGATCCCCATCGTGGCAGTCAAACCCGTCAATGCTGTACGGTAGCGGGGCGATAGAGAGCCTCCACAACGATCTAACGACTGACCTTGCGGCGTCCGAGTTGGCGGCAACCAGCGCCAAAACAGGCATGCCGACGGGGATCATCAGTCCAGCGGACTCCGGTGACATCTGGACGCGACCACAAATTACGCAGCTTCGGGAAGGTCTGGCGAAACAGCTTAAGGCGAAGTCAGGCACCGTCATCTTGGGTGCAGGTGTTGATTACAAACAGTTGAGCGTAAATTTGCGCGATATGGAGTACCAAGAAACGCGCAAGCTTGCTAAAGAGGCCGTGATGGCTGCTCTTGGAGTAGTCCCCGTTCGTGTGGGCGTCGAATCGGCTAATTATGCAAGTTCAAGGCAGCAAATGCGCCTTTACTGGGAGCAGATCCAAGCCCGGACAATGCTCACCGATTCGGAGTGGACCCGTCTTCTCCGCATGTTCCCCGATAGCGAGGGGCTGCGGGTCGTGTCTGACTTCTCCGAGGTTGAGAGCCTACAGGAGAGCCGGACAGAACGGGTCAACCGTGTCAATCAGTGGTGGTTGATGGGTGTCAGTCTCCAAGAGGCGGCGGCGCTTGAGGGCTTCGAGCACTTGAACGCGGAAGAGATCACAGCAGAGCCCGAGCCAGCAGAAGCAGACGCGGAGCAGGTCGCACGCTGGCTGGTCTATAACAACAACGAACAGATCAAAGCGCGCGCGGTAGGTGACGAAGACCCCACGAACTTTCCAGCCGATGGCGACGATGAGACAGTGAGCCTGTCTAAAAGTCGTTTTGAGGTGTTCGATCTTGAGTTTGCAGAGATGATTAAACTCAAGTACCCGCAAATTTGGCGGGCCGGTGGGAACGTCAAGGGCAACGAACAATTCCGAAAACTGCGACCGATTGCGCTCGATGGCGGTGGCGTCGATACTCGCAGCGAGGAAGAGGCTGTCAGGCTCCGAGAAGCATGGGCTGCGCGTCACGTTAAAGACTTCCGCCTCGCTGGTGTCGTTGCGCAGATGAAATGGCTCGTCATCGGTAGCCGTGGTGAGCGGTACATGAAGGATCTGATCATCGACGAGATGGAAAAGGTCGACGGCGAGAAGGCCGCAAAATGGATCAGCGGTTCGACTCACACGGTAGACCTTGACACCGACGAGGGGCGCGCGTTTGCGTGGCGTTCATTCATCGACCGGGTACACACTCCGCACGAACGGCGGATCGCGCTGTCTATGCGTCGATACTTGCGAGCACAGGCGGCGCGCATTGCCAAGCGACTGAAAGAAGAACTAGGCAACAAGTCAGTGACCAAGGCGATCGATCCTGTGGTACTTGACCGGGTGCTCGATGAAGCCTTCGAGCGTCAGCAGTTGTTGAGCTTGTTTCGGCCGCTGTATCGAAAGGCGATGGCGCAAGCATTCGAAGAGGCGGCGAAGAGTATCAACACCGATCTGCTCTTCGGACAGCGTGAGCTTGAATTGGAAGCTACAGACGCAGTCCGCAGAATGAGTACAAGCATACTGCACACCACAGGCGGACAGGTCGGGGAGTTGGTAAACGGTCTCATCTCAGAGGGTGCAACGCTTCCAGACATGCAGGCGGCTATCGTCCAAGGCGCTGGGTTTACTCCGGCGCGCGCCATGATGATTGCCAGAACTGAGACCACGCGGATCGCCAACGGCGCCGCCAACAGCGCTTACCAGCGCGCGGAAGAGTCAGGAATTCAGATTGAAAAGATGTGGCTCAGTGCGCGCGATCCAAGCGTTCGCGATTCTCACGCACGGCTTGACGGCCAGACCGTACCGGCAAAGGCAGTCTTCGATTCTGACGGCGCCACGGCGGCCTATCCCGGCGAATTCGGGACCGGTGAATTGGACATCAACTGCCGGTGCTCAACAATTGCAAGGGTAGCAAAATGAAGCCAGTATTTAAGACAATGATCTGCAAGGCAGAAGCCAGCGACGACGGCACCATCACAGCCATCGCAAGCACACCCGATCCAGACCGGATGGGAGATGTGGTAGCGGCTTCGTGGGTGCTCGATGACTTCAGGCGCTCACCCGTGATCATGCACGCCCACGACTATGAGGGGCCAGTGGTCGGGAAGGCCCTTGAGATCGATCTTGTCGGTGACACGTTGATGATGCGCGTCAAGTTCGACGAGCACGAATCGAACCCGCTTGGACAGAGGCTGGCAAACCAATACCGTGAGGGCTTTATGAGCGCGTTCAGCGTGGGCTTCTCGCATGGTGAAGTGACCCCACGGGCACAACTGCCCAAGGATCACCCCGCATACAGTGAGAAGGGCGGCGGCTCATACATGGCGAAGAACTCGCTTCTCGAAGTGTCGGCGGTCGCTATTGGGGCAAATCAAAACGCGCTTGCAGTGCGCGCTATGCACTGGGGACTTGAGCCCGAAGCGGTCAAGATGCCGCTACCACCGGCAAGCATGGCACCGACTGCGAAGCACATTTTGAACGTCGAAGAGACAGACGATACGTACACCATCACATACGCGAAAGCAGAGCACGACATGGCACCCGAAGAGCCCGAGGCCGAGGGCTATGGCGGCGATGATGACGAGGACGACGATCGCACGCTGCGGTCAGTAGTTCGAGATGAACTGCTCGCACTGTTTGCGGACACAGAAGACGAAGAGATCCAGCAAGGGCTCGATCTGTTTGTTGACGATTCAACACCCGCGCCGGAGCTTGACAGCTTCGGGGCACTTTTTACCCAGGGCGAATAAGCCCGCACCCCACAAATGGAGACATCGTGGAAATTGAAACCAAAGCGGATGCCCTTAAGGTATTGTCCGACATCAAAACAGAGCAGAAACGATTGGCAGACGCTAACCGTGACCTGAATGACAACGTGATCGAGAAGATGGCGGCAGACCTCAAGGATGCCCAACAGAAGATCGCAGAGATGGCAGCGCCTAAGGTCGAGACCGTAAGCGAAAAAGAAGCTACACTGCGCTACCACGTCAAGGCTGACGGCTCGCTCGATGTGGCCGGACTGGTCAACGACGACACCGATCGCGGTGAATGGCACGCTGAGTTCAAGCGTCTGGTTGACGATCGCAACTTTACCAAGATGCTCACCCGTGACGGGCGCGGATCTGACGCTCTCGAAGCCAAGCTCCACGAACACGTGAGCAAGGCCCCCGCAGTGATTCAGAGAGCATTCAGCGATGCTGCTGGAGTAGGGTCCACATTTATCCCCGATCTGCTTTTGCCTGAGTTGCGCAAGAAGTTGTACGTACCGACAGCACTCGAAGCTGCTTTCCCATCGTTCAACATGCCAGGAAAGGAAGTTCGATTCCCATTCTCGACCGGAGCCGTTGCACCATTTTTGAAAAATGCAGCCACATGGTCTGCTATTACAGCGATGGACGACACAACAAGCCAAATCAGCGCAACTGCCAAGAGTTTCGGCGCCCGCATCACAGCGGACGAAGACACCGTCGCCCCCCAGAGCAATAGATTGAAATAAAAATAGTGATCGAACTCAAAAAACGCCTGGGCCGAACTTTCAAAATGCGCCAGCGAGGTCATCAGGCAGATATAGCTGATCACAACACCGACCACGGTCATTTGCAAAAATGTCTTCACTTTCGCCC